GGCTATACAAGAACCAAGATGTGTACGAGTTGAAGTACGTAGCTTGGAATCGAGATGAAGACGTTGATGTGATAGCTGAGTTTCACCAAGATGGTAGGATTGTCCTGCCATCTGATAGCCTAACATGGCAAGCTATGCACGCATCTTTATCCTCTGCTTTACATGGGGCAATACCTATAATTACCCAACGGATTGGTAAAGCTAGGTATCGTATTGGTCATACTGCTTACATAGACAGAGTAACACCCCCCAAAGAACAAGGGGGTAACTACTATCATGCTTGGTGGCAAGTGTTCAAAGAACATGGCGTTGAATACTTTGCAGGTATGACGTTCAATCACGAAGGTCTATGCACCAACCCACAGTACGCTGTGAGTGGTGAGATTGATACAGAAAAACGTAGGACATGGCTACGTATACTTAGACGATTCAAGCGTGGGTTAAAAGCAAGAGCCAAGGTAGGTGCATTGCAACAACACGCTAAACGTATCTATGACAAGCACGTGGAGTTGGAAAGGAAAGGTCAACATCGTTGGCAATGGCAGTTACCTAACTGGCAATCAAAGAAGTATTACGATATGCTCAAGGAGACTATGCAGACTAATGAATACACACCAGAGTTCCTTGAAGCCTTTGTCGAATCAGCTACGCCTAATACCTACGGCAATTCTATAGCTACAGATGCACACATCTTACGATACGTTGACACGTTGATGAATGATTTGTCGTATCAGCTACGTAAAGATTTCGGTGTCTTTATTACCGAGCCTAAAAATGCTGATGGAAAGGTAATACAACGATGACAGTTATTGCATGGGATGGTGAGGTACTAGCTACCGATACCCAATGTACGTTGGGTAATGCCAAGTACCAATCACCTAAAGCGTGGTATGAATCCGTGGGGGGGAGTGCTTGTATCATAACTGGTGTAGGCACACTCAAGAACATACAAAGACATAAGGAATGGGTCTTAAAAAATGACCCTTCCATTGAGTTCCCTTATCGTGAATTAGAAACTCACTACTATCAATTTATCCTTGTAACTAAGAACGGATTACTACGTTACGAGGGTACACCTTACCCCATAGAACATGGGGTAAACGCTTGTGCATTTGGTGAAGCATCTGACTTTGCTTATGGTGCATTAGCTATGGGGGCTACGGCAGTAGAGGCTGTCCAAGTAGCTATCAAATACTCTCATCAATGTGGGGGTAATGTTGAATCATATTCGTTATTGAAAGGAGACGGACATGAGAAGAAAGAAATCTAAATCTGAAAAGGTGTGGGCATACCTTATCAAACATCCAGATGCCAAGACTAAAGATGTAGCCAAGGCGTGTAAGTGTTCAGAGAAATATGTTTACAATCTGCGTAGCCAAGTGGGTACACCGAAAGAGGTACTCGTTAAGTCTAAGGTGCGCATGCGTACAGAGATACTGACATCTGCCAACGAGTTGGTGAGTGATAAACGTGAGCATGAACACGGCGACTTTGCAAGTAACGCTTTTATGATTGCTAATTACTGGAACACTCACTTGGGTTTGATTGATTTCATCAAGCCTACTGATGTACCTACTATGTTAGCACTGATGAAGATAGCAAGGTCACACCAGAAACCACAGAAGGCAGACAACTATCGTGATGCTTGTGGTTACTTGGCGTTAGCTAGTGAAATAGCGAGTGCATCTGAATGAGTATTATAACTATAGACTTTGAAACCTATTACAGTAGGGAGTTCTCGTTGTCGAAGATGACAACAGAAGCCTATGTACGTGACGATAGGTTTGAGGTCATTGGGGTTGCTGTCAAGGTAGATGGCAACCCTACCACATGGTATGCAGGTAGTGATGTGGGGGGTTTCCTAAACGACATCGACTACACTAACCATACTATATTATGTCACAACACTGCGTTCGATGGTGCGATACTGTCATGGCTATATAATATAAAGCCAAAGTTTTGGTTCGATACTATGCTGATGACTAGACCACTGGTCGGGCAGACCATCGGTGGCTCGCTCAAAAATCTCGCTATACATTATAATATAGGGGCGAAGGGCGATGAAGTTTTCCAGACTCTGGGCAAACGCAAGTCGGACTTCACACCACAAGAGCTTGACCGATTCGGCGATTATGCAATCAATGACGTTGACCTTACATACAAGCTATTCAAGAAAGTATCTAAAGGTTTTCCTGTGCAAGAGTTAATGGTGATTGATCAGACCATTCGTATGTACACAGAACCTACGATTGAATTGGATAGGAGTACTCTTACGTCTCACCTGGCAGCAGTGCAGTCAATCAAAGCACAACTTCTTGACACAATAAATACAGCAGGTGTAGATCCAGAAAAGCTGAAGAAACTACTGATGAGTAACGAAAGGTTTGCCAAGTTACTCAAAGCTATGGGTGTCGAACCACCTACCAAGATAAGTCCTACCACTGGTCTTAAGACATGGGCATTTGCCAAGACAGATGCAGGGTTCATTGAGTTATGTGAAAGTGGTTCACCTAAAGTACAAGCCTTATGTCAAGCAAGGTTGGGTATCAAGTCTACTATTGAGGAGACTAGAACAGAGAACCTAATCAAGGTTGCTGACAGAGGTAGGCTACCTATCATGCTTAACTATTATGGCGCACACACTGGTAGGTTTAGTGGTGGTGACAAGCTGAACCTACAGAACCTACCAAGGAATGGTGCTATACGTTCTGCTCTAACTGCCCCAGCGAAACATAAACTGATAGCTTGTGACTCATCACAGATAGAGGCAAGAGTACTAGCACACCTAGCAGGGCAAGATGATTTGGTTGAAGCCTTTAGGCAAGGGCGTGATGTGTACAGTGAGTTTGCATCCACTGTATATGGCAGGACTATAACCAAAGATGACAAGCTAGAAAGGTTTGTCGGTAAGACTTGTATACTAGGCTTAGGTTATGGCATGGGTGCAGAGAAGTTTCGTAACACTCTAGCCCTAGGCATGGGAGGACTCAAGGTAGACATACCAGAGGAAGAAGCCAAACGTATTGTATATCTATATAGAGATAAGAACTCTCGTATCACTGCACTATGGCAACGATGTCAATCGGCATTGTCTGACATGATAGCAGGTCGAGGTGGTGTAATCTCTGACTACGTGTCTTATGATAAGCAAGGCATACTGTTACCAAGTAAGTTACGCATACAGTATCCTGCACTAAATCATACTGACAATAACTTTAGATATATATCTGACTCACGGACATACCGAAAGATTATGTCTGCTAGAGTCCAAGGGGAAGATGTTCCCCACAACAACTGGACTTACATCTATGGCGGCAAAGTCGTAGAGAACATAGTCCAAGCACTGGCACGAATAGTAGTGGCAGAGCAAATGGTATCTCTTGGACAATCATACCATGTGTCGTTTCAAGTTCACGATGAGCTAATCATCTGCGTCCCTGACTCGGATGTGACTGACGCACGACAACTTGTTGAGAGAAAAATGTCAACCGCACCTGTCTGGGCTAAAGACTTGCCAGTGGCTTGTGAGTCTGGAGTCGGTGCTAATTATGGAGAAGCTAAATGAGTAAACCTACGATACACGACATCAAGGAAGTCGTGAATAACAAGTGGCGTGAAGAACTACTTGAAGGACTTGATGAGGTCAAACAAGCAATTAAAGAAGCAGAGATAGCAGAGAGTATGCTAGTCATGGTTAAGCTGAATGGAAACTATGTAAGGTTTTCATCACAGATTACTGACACTATGCCTTTGATTGCACAGCTTGAACTACTCAAGTACGACATAATGAAACGTATGAAGAAGGAGGACTGAATGGGTAAAGTTAAAGCATTGCTGATGGATGCAGAGGAGACACTTGATGAGTGTCTCACTGATAAAGGTATGACCAATGAACAAGCCTTACGCTATATAAAAGAGAAACATGGTGGCATGGCTATGAACCATTGTGAGTGGAAACTTAAACATTTCATAGAAAATGATGTTGACGATGAACTTACAGTAGAGTAAAGTTATAGCATGACACAGTTGAGTCACTCATATTCATCGCTGAAGATGTACGAGAACTGTCCGAAGCGTTACTACCACCAAAGAGTTACCAAAGAAGTAGCTGACAGTGGTAGTGATGCTACTCGGTACGGCAATCGTGTACATAAGGCCCTAGAAGAACGACTGTTAGATGACAACGAGTTGTCACAAGAAACTATACAGTACGAAGCCTTGTGTAAAAGCATTGTAAGAATGAAAGAACACCCATCGTTTGACCAGTTACTACTGGAGGAACGTATGACTTTAACTGATAACTTTACACCAACAGATTGGTGGTCAGACAACGCTTGGTTACGATCCATACTAGACGTACTGGTCTTGTTCAAAGACAAAGCTATTGTAATGGATTGGAAAACTGGTAAGCGTAGACCAGACTTTACACAGTTAGAAATGTTTGCACTGCAAGTCTTTGCTCACTTCCCTCATATACAAACAGTCATAACATCTTTTGTATGGCTCAAAGATATGAAGCAAGATAAGCGAGAGTTCTGTAGAGATTTATCTGGTGAGATGCAAGGTCATCTTAATGGTAGGATAGAAAGAATAAACCAATCATTAAGGAATGATGACTTCCCTGCAAAGCCAAGTGGACTGTGCCGATGGTGTCCTTGTTATGAGTGGTGTGAATATGCGGCTTGACACTATTGTAAGGTTATGCTATGGCTACTACACCAGAAGGTCGTGTAAAGAATAGACTCAAGGCTATGCTCAAGAAGCACAATGTGTGGTTCTATATGCCACAAGCAGGTGCTTTTGGTAGAGCAGGTATCCCTGACTTTGTACTTATCGTGGAGGGTAGGTTTGTTGGGGTTGAATGTAAAGCAAGTAGGAGAAACCCAACTGCTTTACAGATAGCTACGATGAAACAAATAGACGATGCAGGAGGCAAATGTTTTCTTGTGTATGATTATGAGACACAAGATGAATTGGAAAGGTGGATATTAAATGCTCGTAATACCAAAGGTGCAAGGGTTAGCACTAAAACTTAATAACCCCCAGATAGTTCTGGACAGCATACCAACTGCCAAGCCGTTGTCAGTCCGTGGTAACAACGTAGTTGTATTACCCCATAAACTTACAGAGGTATGGGCATTGCGTAAGCTAGGTATCAATGCGCCTTCACCTATCATGCACTACTATGATTGGAAGGGTAAGTTCAAACCATATGAACATCAGCGTAATACTGCTAGCTTCCTAACTATACACAACAAGTGTCTAGTATTAAATGAGATAGGTACTGGTAAAACACAGTCAGCTTTATGGGCGGCTGATTACCTTATGGAATTAGGTGTAGTTAAGAAGTGTTTAATACTATCTCCTTTATCTACACTAGAACGTGTTTGGAGTGACGCTATCTTTATGAACTTTATAGATAGGCGTGCCACTGTATTGTATGGATCAGCAGAACGTAGACGTAAGCTACTAAAGATACCATCAGATTTTTATATAATTAACCATGATGGTTTCCAAGTAGTAATGGATGACCTCAATGATTTTGATTTGGTTATCATAGATGAAGCGGCTGTATATAGAACACCATCTACCAACAGGTTTAAGCTCTTTCGTAAATGGCTTAATAAAAATCCAGATGTAAGGTTGTGGTTAATGACTGGCACACCTACACCCAATGACCCTACTGACGCATGGACTCTAGCTAAGATGGTACAGAACCCACATGTAGCTAAGACATACACTGCATTCAAAGAAGCTACCATGATGAAGATAGGACAATGGAAGTGGTTGCCTAGACCAGAGAGTGTAGAGTTAGTAAAGCATGTACTACAACCTGCTGTACGATACACAAGAGATGAATGCTTTGACTTACCATCTACAGTGTATCAGACAAGGGAAGTGAAACTAACTAAAGACCAAGAGCAACACTACAAGAGTATGCTACGTAGCTTTGTTACAGAGGTACAAGCAGAAGGTAAGATTACTGCTGTCAATGAAGCAGTCAAGATGCAGAAGCTAGTACAGATAAGTTGTGGTGTAGCCTATGGTGATGATGGTCGTAACATAGAACTAGATGCGTCACCACGTATCAACGTTGTTAAAGATATTATAGAAGAAGCAGGTGGCAAGGTCATAGTATTTGTACCGCTGACTGGCACACTGCATATGCTTAACAAAGAATTATCAAAACATTACACCACTGGTGTAGTGAATGGTGATGTCTCAGCCAAGGTAAGGAATGAAATATTCTACAACTTTCAAGAGACAGAAGACCCAAGAGTATTGATAGCACACCCTGCTACTATGGCTCATGGTCTTACATTAACTGCGGCTAGTACTGTTGTATGGTATGGGCCGATCAATAGTAACGAACAATACACACAAGCTAACGGCAGAGTGGAGCGTATAGGCAAACGTCATACGTCTAACGTTATACATATTGAAGCTACTCAACTTGAGTATCGAATGTATGAACGCTTGAAAAACAAACAAGCATTGCAAGGTGTGTTGTTAGATTTAATCCAAGAGATGGGAGAGTGATATGAAAATGGAAGATGTCATTAAGGCATATATCACCCTACGCAATGAGAAGGATGCGATAGAGGGTGAAGTAAAAGAAAAGGTTAGAACCATCAAAGAAAAGATGGTGAAGCTAGAAGCCTACATAAAAAAACAAGCTGACGAACAAGGTGTTACATCATTCAAGACTGGGCATGGTACAGCGTTTGTAACCACTACAGACTTTGCACAAGTAGCAGACTGGGATGCAATACTAGGTTTCATTAAGAAGAACGAAGCATGGGATATGTTGGAGAAACGTGTAAGTAAGAACGCAGTGCGTGGGTACATAGATGAACATAAAGATGTACCAAGCGGTGTGAACTACGGCACTCGTATCGACATCAATGTTCGTAAGCCAACCGCAAAGGTAGAATAATGATACCTAGAATATCGGCAAGAAATATGACGTTCTCATTGCTGTCAGCTGCGGGCGACATCGACACTCTTGCCACAACACGTTTGTCTGTGATTGTTGTCGGTGCTAACCCAGCGCTGTCAAAAAGTTTTTATAAAGGTGAGTACTTTGAAGAAACATCAAAGCCAGATTGTTATTCATTAAATGGTAAGACACCAGATAAAGATTGCGATGATCCCCAGTCTGATATGTGTGCATTGTGTCCACAGAACGCATGGGGTTCACGTACTACACCTACTGGTCAGCGTGTGAAAGCATGTGCTGACCAAAAGAGACTCGCAGTTGTATTAACTGACGACCCTAAGGGTACAGTCTATCTACTGCAAGTAACCCCTACTTCACTGAAGAACTTGAACGGATACCAAAAGGTACTACAAAGCAAGTCTATATCTCCAGAGATAGCAAAGACTAGAGTATCTATAGATACATCCCTTGGGTTTCCAAAGCTAGAGTTTGACTTCGGTGGGTTTGTAGAGGAAGCCACACAAGAACATATTGACGGCTTGTGTGGTACAGAAGAAGTCAAGATAGTAACAGGCGAGTTGTCTGCCTCTGAACGGCAACTAACATTCAGCGACTTTGGGTTTGCTGAAGAAAATGGTTTTACAGAAGGAGGTCTAACCAATGAGTAAAACATTTACAACACCAAAAGGGGTAGCATTCTACCCTTACATTTCTGCACCTGACACTAAGTTCGATGAGCAGGGGCATTACAAAGTTAATCTGTGCATACCAAAGGAGGAAGCACAGCCTATCATCGAACAGATAAAGGGTGAGTTGGTTGCAGGTATTAAGGCATTGAAAGAAGCCAAGCCTAACGCCAAGATTAAACAAGCACCACTGCCGTTTGAAGATGAGCTAGATGATGACGATGAACCTACTGGTAACGTGATGATTAAGTTCAAATCAAAAGCCGCCTATAAACCTGCTGTCTTTGATAGCAAGGGTACACCTATGCTTAATTCTAATATCTATGCAGGGTCTGTACTCAAGGTGAATGGGTCTATTGCTTTCTACAATTCACCTGCCGTTGGTGCAGGAGCTACACTGCGACTAAGAGCAGTACAAGTTATTGAATATGTCGAAGGCTCTAGCGGTGCAGGTAAGTTTGGCTTTGAAGAAGAAACTGGGTTTACTATCGAAGATACTGAGGAGGTTGAAGACAACAAGCCCGAAGTCGTTGCCGAAGAAAAACCTGCCCCAGAAGCCCAGGCAGCCAAGCCGACACCCAAACCACAACCTGTTGAGCCAGCTCCCGTTAAGGAAGTAAGTTCTGATGCGGATGACTTGGCTAATGAAATAGCTAACTTACTGGATGAGGTAAACACTGATGACTAAACCCTTGGACTTTACCAAGGTTGAGGCGTTAAGGCGACATATGTTGCTGAGTGTACGAGACATAGCTATGGTTTTAGGCGTGTCTCGTATGACCTACTATGGTTGGTTAAAAGGAAAGCCATTACGTAAATCTAATGATGCTAAGGTAAGGGAGAAACTAAGGCAGTTATTAGAGATTATGAAAGAAGGATGGCCTCAACCAGAAGTGATAGCACTTGAGTCTGTCTCACGTAGGCAGAGACTTCTTGAGTTATTAGATGATAACAGTTAGACTAAAGAGGGCTAGAGGGGTTAATTCCGAACACCTCTCTAGCCTTCATAAAGGACAGTGGAATGGATACGTTAGGATTTTTACAGCGAGTCCTACCGTCTGAAGGCTACTACGTTTCTATTGTAGTAAACCCTGATGGGAGAAAGCAGGGATTTTTTCAGACTGTAGAAGAACTTGCAACTGCTTGTAAAAGATTAGACAGAGCAGGAAACAATACATACTTTGCTATATCTTCTTTTTGTACAAAGGAAAACAGAAAGCAAGAGAACGTAAATAAAACAAAAGTCATCGCCATTGATGTTGATTGTGGTGATGGCAAACCTTTTGCTGATTGGCGAGAGGGATTAAAAGCATTACAAGATTATATTGTTAGAATGAAACTACCAAAGCCTATGGTAGTTAGCAGTGGTAATGGACTGCATGTATACTGGGTACTAACGAAAGAGTTAGAACCAGATGATTGGAAGCCTATAGCTAACGCAGTAAAGGCTTCAGCACTCGACAAAGGTTTCAAAGCAGACGCAGGGTTGATAGCTAATAGCTCCCTTGTGTTACGCCCCATTGGTACACACAATCCCAAGAATGGTAAAGAGGTCAAGCTACTTATAGATGCTGACCCAGTTACACCCGAAGAACTATCGGTTAGGCTACATGATTACGTGCTTTCCACAGGGCCCACCGTAGGCAAACAAACATCTGACAACTCGTTGCTAAACAATCTAGCGGCTACTGTGGATTTCCCACCATCTATTAGTTCTTCTATCTACAATAAATGCCAACAAGTTAAACATGCTGTGGATAACCAAGACTCTGTGGCTGAACCAGTATGGTATAACGCTATAGGTATTGCGGCTTATTGTATAGACCCAGAAGATACTGCACGAAGGTGGAGTGAAAACTACCCTGCATATTCAGAAGAAGCAACTATGTCTAAGCTACGGCATTGGAAAGATGGTGCTACTGGCCCAACTACCTGCGCTAAGTTTGATGTAGATAACCCTGATGGATGTAAAGGTTGTAAGTATAAAGGTAAGATAACTAGTCCGATACGACTTGGAATTAGCTATCAAGAAGTACAGCTACAAGAAACACTTGATAAGAATGCCAGTCAAGTACAGCTACCCAAACCTTTTAAGCGAACAAAAGATGGCATCAAAATAACCATAGACGATACAGATATAGATGTATGCAGGTTTGATATATACCCTGTGTCATACGGAAAGGATGAGTCACTAGGCTACGAAACAGTTAGATACCACTGGAAAAGACCCCATGTTGGTTGGCAAGAACTGGTGTTACGTCAAGCGTACTTGACTGAAGGGCATCGTGAATTTGCTACAGCTATAGCAGACCAAGGTATTGTCTTGTATAACAAGAAACAAACGGAGTTTTTTCAGCTTATGTTACGTACTTATATGGATGAACTAAGGCAGATTAGGTCGATGTCGAACCTATATGCTTCAATGGGATGGAAAGAGAACAACACACAATTTGTTCTAGGGAACACGTTGTTCCGTAGCTCAGGCGGCGAAGTGACAAAAGATGCAATATCGCTGACCTCGGCATCAAACAAGACTAGTCAAGATTTGTATAGCACCAAAGGTACAATTCAGAACTGGGTAGAGCTAACTAACTTATTAGAGAAAGCAGGTATGCCTTGGCATATGTTTGCATTAGGCATTGGATTCTCTGCACCACTATATAACTTTACTGGATTAAAAGGACTTACAATCTCTCTATATGGGCCAACTGGTGGAGGTAAAACACTAGCACAGTACTGGGTACAGTCTATCTATGGAGATCCAGAGAAGCTACATTTTACAGCTAAGTACACACAGAACTCTTTGTTCAGTAGACTAGGGTTATACAGCAATCTACCATTGACAGTAGACGAAGTAACCATGATGCAAGACAAAGAGGTTGGTGACTTCTGTTACTGGGTATCACAAGGTAGAGATAAAGCTAGACTCAATCGTAATGCAGAGGAGCGTGATGCTAAGACATGGGCTACACCTGTTATAGTATCCACCAACAAGTCTCTACAAAGCAAGCTAATCGCCAGCGGACTGGAAACAGATGCACAGATGGCTCGACTACTAGAGATACCAATCCCATCACATAGATTGTTTACTAAAGACTCGACAACTGGGCGTAAAATATACAACCTAATCAACTCGAACTACGGGGAGGTAGGGCAATTATATGTCAACAAGTTGATGGAGCTTGGTTCTGATGTGATCCAGGGAATGATAGAGCAAGCAACAAATGAGTTCCAAGGCAAGTATAAATCCAAGTTTACTGGCGAAGAAAGATACTGGGAGCAAGCCATAGTCCTAGCTGACCTAGGTTTGAAACTAGCTAATGATTGGAACTTAATTAAGTTTGATTACACTATAGCTACAGAATGGGTACTAGCACAACTAGGAGCAATCCGTAGAACTGTACAAGACAACAAGGTTGATTCCTTTGACTTGATAGCAGAGTACCTAAATGATTCAGCAGGCGCTGCAGTAACAGTAATGCACACATCCACCAACAAACCTACAGTTGATTTATCTCGTATGCCACGAGCTGACATAAGAGTTCGATTCGACATATACCGCAACTCTGAAGTTGAGGAGTTTGATAGAGGTACAATAATGCTTGACCGCACTCACTTCCGCAAGTGGTTGTCTGTGCGAGGAGCTGACTACAAATCATTCACACAAGAACTTGTTGAGGAAAACGTAGTAGCTACACCTAAATCACAAAAGTTTTACCTAGGTAAAGACACACCAGTTAAACTAGGACAATCATACGTGATAGGTATAAACCTTAATCACCCAAGGTTAATGGGTATACTAGATGCTGTTGAGTCAAACATAGAAGACCTGACTCAAGGTAAGTTTAAGTTAGTGTAACTACCTTATATCAACACCATACACTTGCGATATAATATCTGTGATACTATCCCTAGTACTTTTAGGGGTAGTCTTCAAGAACCTTGCACCTGCGCCTAGTTCTGCTGACTTTACAGCCTTCCTAACTTTACCATAGAAATCGTCAATGTAGAACGGATCACCTCTGCGGTGTACTCTGTTGTGGTCTCTTACATCCTGTTCAATAGACCGCATAGCACTCCTATCTTTCATAAGAGCCGCCCTTACATATTGTTCTCTGTAACTTGCTGAGATTGCTTTGGTGTAATCTACAAGTCTCTTACTCATTCTTACTGCGTCATTAGACCTAGTAGCTTGCACTGGATAGAATCCTAGGAATCTAGTTATTAAGTTTGCAGTACTAATATCTCTGGTAACTGTGTAGCCACGGGAGTTAAGTACAGCACCTGTGTTATAATATACTGCTGTGTCCATGATATTACGTAAGCCTGCTATAGGACTAGCTTGTGCAATACGCATCAACTCGTTGGTGGGATCTGACTTAAACGGTACTTTAGCTAGGTCTAATGCACTAGTAACTGTGCCTGCCATTGCACTAAATATAGGCCCAGCAATGTTCTTCAGTTCTTGGGGGGTACTCGCTCCTGCTAAGAATATACCTGTGCCTGGGAGTAGATCACCCAAAGCAAGTCTGCTTGACACTGTGCCACCACCACCAACTTGGTCAGCAAATCCTCTAAGTGCTACCTGTGCCCAGAACGTACCATCTAACCCTACTGCATCAGTGGTGTCTTCTACAAATTTACCCACAGCTAGTTCTACAGGAGGAACTCTAATACCGAACAGCTGTGCTAGTGTATCCACTAGATCTGCTAAGTCGTCAGCAAACGGCAAACCTTTCAGTCCTGCTACTGCCATCAAAGCAGTGAGATAGTACACCCTACCTGCTGGAGGTAATGTACGTACCAACTGTGTAGCAATAACAGTAAACTGTTTATACATATAGATATACTGCGCCCATGTACCCCTTGCTATGTCAGGTCTGTTGTACAT